GGAACAGGATTCTTAGGTGTGTTGAAGTCTTCTGATGGTAGAGACGTAACAGAGTACGCAATTAACTCTGAAGACGTAGTTGTAGGTGGTAAGAATATAGAGTTTCCTACGATTGTGCCTACATTAACAGCTGAAGAAAAAGAATTAATGTTAAATGATATTATTCCTAACAACAAACGTATCCCAAATAGTATTTATGATAAGGCAGTTGCACACGCTAAAGATAGGCTTGCAAAAGGTAAGAGTGTGTTTGCTGATAACACACCTGCTCCTGTTGCTGCCCCTGCAGCCAAAGAAGAAGTGTCATTAAACAATGATTTTGAAACCTATTTAACAGAGATGAAAAAAGTAGACCCAGATACTAATGAAGATTTCTTACGTAGGGCGTTTAATAATGCTACTCCAGAAAAGAAAAAAGAATTAGCTGCTAAGATTAAGGAAGCACGTGTACGTATGTCTGATATTTCTAATACTGCAGGTTAATATGGATATTACAGCACTTTTTAATAACTTCTTTGCAAGTGAACCTAAGACGACACAAGAGGTAGTAGGTAAGGTGATACAAGAAGCACCTAAACAACCTAGTGTTGTTCCTGAGCAAAAAGACTATTACAAACAACTATCAATGGTTGAAAGTAGTGGTGGTACGAATGTTCGTTCTAAGACAAGTAGTGCACTTGGCCCATTCCAATTTACAAAGGAAACGTGGCAAGATTACACTAAGCAGATGGGTGTAGACTTCTCTCTTGACGATAGACTTGACTATAAGAAGAGTCGTCAAGTTGTAGAGCATTTTACAGAAAAGAATAGGGAATTGTTAAGTAAGGTGTTAGAACGTAAGCCTAACAACACTGAAACATATATGGCACACAAGTTAGGTAGGGTAGGTGCTACTAAGTTCTTTAATGCTGAACCAACTACCACTATAGACAAAGTGGTATCTAAACAGGCAATGCGTGCTAACAAGAATGTATTCTATAGAGATACAGGAAAACCCCGTACAGTGTCAGAAGTGTACGAGATATTTCATAATAAGTTTAAATAAAAAAGGGGCACTAAGCCCCTCTTTTACACCTTACTAATATCGTAACCAAAGCTACGCATTAGGTACAACGGTGGGTGTTTTCCAGAACCTAACTCCATCTTGTTCCGAAATAGTTTTCGTAATGCGCACCTTGCTTGATTGTAGTCCTTGAACAATGTCGTCAAATACTTTGGTAGACTGCCCTTGCGGTTCATTAGTTTGTACATTCTTTAGTTTCCTTTCTTCTCTTGCAATTAAGTATTCCACATTGTGCTTACATTTATATAAGTCCTCTAGTGGTTTACCTTTATCTTTATATCGTAACAGATACTTGGTAGCACTAGCTTCCCAACCATCCATCTGATATGCCTCCCATACTTCCCAAGGCTGTACAGCGCGATCTTTATAGTGATTGCCGCCATACTGAGTAGCCATCACTTCATCGTAGCTATCCATCACTCAGACTTCTTAAACAGTGCTGGCATACGCTTCTCTTTCTCAGCCATCTCTAAAGCATCTGCCATTAGTTTAATAAAACCTGTCTGGATGATGAGGGTCATAGTTGCATTGTCAATGTCTTTTAGTTCAACATCTGCACTACCGTCGTCATGTTCTTTTAATATTGTTAATTTCATTTGTTAATCTCCACAAAGCTGTTACAAAGTTGATGTAGTTTACCATCTTCAGTTTTAAATTTAATCACTACTTCAAGCATATCGTCTACACGATAGACGTTAACTCTTAAGTGCCTACGTAATGCTTCCATCATTAAGTAGCTATCATTGTTTGCCATTCATTACCTTTCGTATTGTCTGCTTGGCTAAGTATACCAGCTTTTTAGAATATTGTTCAGAACATCTAAGTGCAACTCCTATGTCGTAATGGCTCATGTTGTCATGCTCTCTTAGGTATAGTGCACGTTGCTGTTTACTAGGTAGTGTACTCCATACTTTAATAATGCTATCCACTGTCTGCTTAATCTGCAACCTACTCTCTGGAGTATCACTAGTAACTAGCACATGTTCCGTTTTAAGGCTATGAGAAGGGGTCTTAGAGGCGTTATTAATAGCAATAGTACATAACCACGTATAGAAGCTACTATCGCCTCTGAAGGTCTTTAAATACCTAAAGGCTGCTAAGAATGTTTCCTGTGTTACGTCCTCGGCTAACGCACTATCGTTAACTCTTCTGCGAATAAAACGAAAGATACGTTGCCAGTACTTAGCAACTAGAAGAGAATAAGCTACCTCATCCCCTCCTAGTGCTTCTGCTACTAATACATCATCAGATTTCACAGACACCGGCAGCGCACGCTAACATCTGTGCACCTTCTACGTTATCGTCATTCTCAATGAACGATTCCCAATCAATAGTCTTAGGCATCTCTGCTTTTAACTTTAAGTACGTAGCCTCATCAATCTCCTCATATGGTGCTTGCTTATAGCTACCGCCATCCCAAGGTAAAAAGCTAATACCACTAATCTCATCAAAGTGTTCCCATACCCATGCTCCAACTGAAGGCCAATCTGCTTCTTTAACATACACTGTCACAGAAGGTTTATGTTCACACCAATGTCGTTGATATGTCAACCACAACTTCAAGTGTGTAAAGCTATCTAAATCATCTCGTGTAACACAACCTTTTGGTGATTTAGTTGGATAACTAAAAATGGTTGTGTCTAGCGGCTTCATAACACACGCTTCACTAGGAACTCCTTGACTTTGCAAAAATGCAGTAAGAGGGTCTTTAGTATCATTACGAACCCGTCGAATGTAATACTCACTATGCCTAGCATGAATGCCAGAGGCGCTATCAACAAGCTGAGACACAGTGCCAGAAGGCTTAACACATGTAATAGCAGTTGACTGAGGGATTCCCAGAACATCAGCAAATTCCTTATTAGTAACCACTGCAATGTCACGTAGACGTTCTAGTCGCAGAGGTAGAGCTGTGTCGTTAATATTGTTTAACAACGGACAATCTAAAATACCTGTAATACTTACACCAAGTAAACGCTCTTCTTCAGTATTCTTTTGCCAAATCTTTCGGAGGTAAGGGAAATCTGTGAGACAAGATTGGAATGTTCCAAGGATAGAGGAAAGTCGCACCTTCCTGTCCAAACTGTCCTCGGTTTCGTCCACCCGTGCAACTGTCTCAGTAAGATTACAAAACTGATATGGACGTAGAATGATTTCGCTACAGGGGTTAGTTCCAAAATCATAGTTGCTATCTCGTCGTCCGTGTTTAGCAACTGTAGCTTTAGCAGCTTGCCTTGAAAAAATTCCTCGCTCTCCACTGAAAGACTGGTACAGTGCCAACCACTCTGACATAAATTCCCCAACTGTGGGTCGCTCATTATAACTTGCGCTATTGTTTGCAAGCGCACGCTGTCCTTCTCGCTCGTACCAGTTTCCGGCTTTAGCATGTCGCATCCTATCATCACTCAAATCAGACAGACTAATCATAGCACTACGGCGTACACCTCCTACGACTACAACATCTCCAATTTTACACATAATGTCATGGCATTCAAGGCTGTTTAACTTACGTCCTGCAGCACCTTTGAACTTACTAATAACAAACTTAAACAACTCTTCTAATGGTGCAGGGCCGGATGCTCTACCGCCAAACACCTTTAAACGTGCACCAGCAGGGCGCACCTTAGATACATCCCACTTAGGTACTTCACCAGCATATAGCAGAGCAATGATCTGACGTAAACTCTTAGCCCATCCTGCTTTACTGTCTGACACAGAGATTACCGTATCACTGTTAAACATTAATGTAGGTACGTCTGGCAGCTTATTAGTATACTTACTCTCGACACTAAAGCCAACCCCAGTACCGCATAACAGAATGTACATAGCCTCGTCAAACGATTTAACGTCATCAACAGGTAGGTAGCTGCAGTTGTACCCTGCTGTGTTGTCACGATCTAAGGCATCACCTGCAGTCATAATGGCACGCATTGACGGCATAACTTCTAAATTAAGAATGTGTGAATGCAACTCAGAATACAACTCTGTAGGGATAGTGTAGCTTTGTTTACGTAGCAACTCTTTCTGCATAAATTGCATGTAGCGATCTACAGTTTCGGGCCAGTGTTCACGACGCTTCTTGTCGTCAATGAAACGGCAGTAACGACTCTTAGCAATAAATGTTTGGTAACTATCCATATTATTCAATACTTTCTATTTCTTTTTCATTACAAAATACCACTTCCATTATACCTAAATATAAACACAGATAGATACCTGTGTGTGGTGCAAACTCTACTCCAATTGCAAACCCTGTCATAAATCTAATAGCTATGAACATGATATTTTTTTTCCTATTTGTTCTAACTCATGTAAGTTACTAAGTATAACCTTAGTATCTTTACTTAGTATATCATAAAATAAGGGGCCATACTTATACGAGTTTACTACGTACTCGAATTCTCTTAGCGTGTGGTGTAGCCACGCTTCCTCTTCGTTTTGATGCACTCTTTTCTTCCTTAGTCTTTATTTGATGAC